CTCTTTTACAATATCATTGTATATCTCAAGAGTATACTCGTATTCATAGAAAGGGAGCATATCCAGCTCAGTTGGCTGGATATGCAATTTCTCCATAAGTAAGACCCTAATCTTAAAGAAGTTCAGAAGAGATATCTGAAATAATGAAGAGAGCCTTGATGCCTCCGGGAAAGGAAAGCGGAACTGTGACCTCCGCGCCACAGGTTATACAGGGTACAGTAAACTCCGGTCTTACTCCCATTTTCATTTTTTCAACTAGACGGTATACAACAGAATATTTGTTTGCATCCCAGCCTTGTAAAGATGTTACTACAGAAAAGATTTCTTTATCATTAAATCCTCTCCATTCTCTTTGAATGTAAGGAATAATACTAAGAGTTGATTTATCCCAAGATTTATTTTCTTCTTCTCTTTTTCTAACCCAATCGGTGATTGCTCTCATAACACCAACAGTTGGAGGAGCTAAAGTAATCTCGCCGTGATTTTTGGTAGCAACAGTATAACATCTATTAGATTCATCATAATACTTTTCTAATAGATCATCTACAATCTGAAATTGCAAATTATCCGTTTTAAGTTCCATACTCTCTTGAGACTTACATGCAGAAGAAGTACATTTCTTTTTACCTACAGGCATCATAAGTTTGTTTTCTCCTTGCTTAAATGTAAGTTCTCTAATTGATAATAGAACAAAAATTCGGTCTTCTTCTAAGATGTCTCTGTAAGATCCTCTTTGACTACCGTACATAATTTTAGTACAGCTTACAATAAGGGCATTTAATTTATCATCAACATCTTTAAGATTATCTTCTTCAATGGTAGAGAATTCACGAATCTCCCCAACGCGAGCAGCTCTCATGTGAATTTCAAAATCATCTCTATAAAAGCGACCACCTGAAGGTAGTCTGTTAAGATCCAATTTAACATACCCAGCCAATTCCTGAATTCTTTTAATCTCTGGATCATCTGGTGAAGTAATGCCTCTACCTCTGGTTGGATCAACCTTTCCTAAAGAAGATACTGTTCCATCTTCTCTAGTTTCAGTTACTTGTTTAACTTCAGTTGCTTCAGTATCTTTAATACCTTCAGCTGCTTCAAATTCTCGTTTGATGTCTTCTTCGTGACTGCTCATTTTACTTAGTTTTTATTAATTGTTTTTCTGGTGATGTTTCTTCTACGATATGTTCTACTATGAGATTCCTTACATATCGTGATACTGGAAGAGGCTTAGCGCCACTTTCCATTGACTTCTGTATGATAATAGAGTTAAGATTATCTTCATCCTCTGGCGTTAAAAGAACTTGTAGTTTTTTAGTAAGTCTTTTTTTCTGAGGAATCATTTCCTGAACACTTTCATTATAACCATACTTAGGATTATCTGCTTTATACTTTTTAATCCAATGTTCTACCCTATTCATTACATCCATAAGAGATGAATCTTCTTCAAAGGTTTCTAAGACTTCGCGATTAAAAGATTTAATACCAAAATCCTTAACCGCTCTTTTTATGTATTTTCCAGTTCCTAAATTATTAGGGTTATCATGAGAAGCATGTCCTACGTAAACTTTACCATCATTGATGTTTTCAACTTTAAATATGATCATGTTTTCAGATTATGTATTCTATATTATATATTAGTGCAATGACAAAAAAACTGGCCCTAAGGCCAGTTTTTCAATATTTAGTTTAGAATTAAGATCCAACGTTTTCCTCAACCCAGTGATCACAACGGTATGTCATGGATAACTCGGCTGCATCAGCAGTCTCATAGTTCAATTCGTCTACAAAATCAGGTTGTCCTGTTGGGAATACATCCTTAAGAGTAATCTTTCTAAAGATGTCACCTGCTCTGTTATACTGAACAACAATCATGCTTCCAACATAATCTTTCTTTAATCCCATTTCACCAGTTAGTGGATCATAGATTAACTTGTACCAGTTACGGAACGTGTTGTAGATGTAGTTTTCATTAGCATCATTCAAGTTAAGAGTGAAGTTTAATGTTAAATCAGTAAACGTCTGTCCTGGCATACCAGCGAATGAACGGTCAGCAAATTTGTACTTTTGGCCAATTGCATCAACAGATGGGTTCAAATTGTTTAAACCTCCGATAGACTTAACATGCTCCAAGATCAAACCTGTATCATCGCCTAGCGGGCTAAATAGAGTAACCTCAAACAAGTTAGGTTGAATCGGTTCGTATCTCTGACTGCTAGCCCTTGATTGCGTATAATGTGGTAGTGGCATAACTTATCTTATTTTTTTATTTATTCTCTTTTCTTTTTCTTATTGGAAGTTTCCTGAGCTAATTGCACCGGTTCTAAGAATCGTAGTTCTTTGTACAAGAATTTCCATTCCTCTTACTGGTTCGATATAGGTATCAAGAATACCAACATTCTGGTCAATAACCTCTGGAGTATTATTGGTTTCATCCATAATATTTCTGAAGTCATAAACCCCATCGTCATTTTGAACAGTTGATAAGAAGTTATCAGCAAGTGTCTTAATCTCTAATCTTGTTTGAGCAGTATTGAACTCAAATAAGTAGTTCTTAAGGATTGCCTCAATTCCATCTTGGATGTAAATAACAACCTCTCTAACATTAATTGAACTTAATGCAGATTTTGGAGTTTGTTGAGCAGTTTTGTTTGCGAAGATAGTTGGACCAGTTCCGCTTTGGAATACGATTGGGTTAATTCCAAATGGCTCCAAGTATTCTCTATCAGATTTATCCAAGTTAAGTTCTAATCCTACAACTCCAGTACCTCCTACAACACCTCGGCGAACTCCTGCAACTAATGACCATGGTAAAGCATTTTCATATTTTGCAATGAAGTTATTTGAAACGTAAGAGGCAGGTGGAACGTTAATGTTCTTTCCAAGATCTCTTACAGTAATGTAAGGGTAATAGAATGCTCCCCAGCTTCCACCTTGAGTGGTAGATGGTAATGAGTATCTAACGGTTGGATTTTTACTAAGATCACCACCTTCAGAGATAAACTTAGAAGAAAGGGATCCAGTTGCAGTTACAAATGAAGGGTCAGTATTATTCTTAAAGTCCTTAGCAGAAGGAGCATTAATAATTGCGAATGCATTTTTTCTATCCATACATAGTTGAGTATAGATATGTTTTGATCCGCTTTCAATACCGTTTCCAAATGTATCTACTACATAACGGAAGTTAATAACCTCTCTATCAGTAAGAGCGGTATATAATGGAGTTCCGTTAAGAGTACCGTTTAGGATTTCATTTTGTCTATCATTACTTCCGTCAGGAACGTGCTTAGTTGAATCTAATGCGAATCCATCAAAGGTAAAGATGTTTAAGTAATCAACCCAACGGTCAATAGGATAGTATAATTCAACCTTCTTAACTGCGCCAACGGTAGTTACATCAATCTCAGCTTGACATGTTACAAGTAATGCAGTTGTTCCTGCAGGGATTGAAGGATATTCACTTGTAGTTTTACCACCTTGAACTTGGTTAATTCTGGTTAATCTTGAATGAGGTACTGATAAAGAACCTTCAAAGTTTAACAGATAGTTTCCTACAAGGATATCAGCAGCGTTATCGATGGTTGAAGAGATCAATACCTGGTTAGGCTTAAGTAAAGCTTCATCATCAGCATCAGCAATGATATCATATGTAAGGTTTAAAGAACCTTTAAGAGTTTGAACATTAAATACATTTGCTGCAACGGCAGTACCATCAGAATCTAAGAATAGCCCTGCACCATCAATATCAAATTCAGATCTTGGTGTTGCATTAGCAAATGAATCTTCTTGATAAGGAAGAACCCTAACAGCTGGTAAGTAATAGTTTGAATCAGAGATTGCAACTTTATCAACTGCTGACGTTGGAACAGCCGTATGGATGTATCCGTATTCTGCTGCGTTAAAGATTAGGTAAGAAGTATATTGGCTACCTCCTACTTCATATACTGCTTCATCGCCGTCAGTAAGAGTACCATTAGAGAACGCAGAGTACAATCCACTTCCGTAAGAACCAATAATGTTACCTACTGTACCACCATCAAATTCTGCAACGACAAAGTCAAAATCAGCAGGATTAATATAGGTATAAACAGTTCCATTGATAATTGGGAAATCTGCAGTAGTGGTTGCACCAGCAGATGATACCATAATAGTAACAGCAGTTGGAGTAACCTGAACAGCAGTTACTGGAATATATTCACCGCTTACTGCACCTAGTAGGAAAGAACCTACAGTGCTATCAGTATTTGCAGTCATATCAGCAAATGCATCAAACACAGGATCTCCAGCAGAACCGGTTGCAACAATTTCAATATCACCACCGGTTATTGAAGTAACTGCTACAGTTTCAACACCAGTGTCAAGAGTTACTGTGTTAGGTGCGGTTGCTTCTCTGGCATATTCCAAATCAGATACGATTGCTCCACTGTATGATAAGAAATTAACATCATCCTGGATTCCAGTAGTTTGAGCATATTCAATGTTATGCCCAATTAAATCAATTCCGCCAGGAACGCCGTCAATTAAAATATCTCCACTGAATAGATCTTCATTAACAGTACAGAATAAACCTGTGGTAGCAGTATCAGCATTAACCAATTTTTCAACGAAAAGGTTATTTCCAATAAGATCCACAAAGTCTGGGATTAAAGATGCAGTGTAAATAGCAATTAAATTAACCTCAGATTCATTAAAGAATTCTTGTAATTTAGTATCTGTAACGTCAGAAGAAAATATCTTTCTCTGGATACCTTTTGTTGGATCAAAGTAAGTTTGGAATGTTGGGTCAGCCGCGAATCTTTCGTAAGGTGTAGCAGAGTTAAAGTCTCCACCGAAGTTACCATCAATTACAAAGATATCAACCATGAAGTCAGATACTAATGAATTTTTATCTAAGAACCCAGGAACATTTGCAGCTCCGTACCATTCTTCAACGGTTACGTTAAAGTTTGCAACATTTGCGTTTGCAGCTTTCTTAACAATAACAGAGATAGGTTTTTGACCTAAGTTAGTAAAGTCTAATAAATCATTAGTAGTAACTGAGCTTAAAGTAGTTCTATTAGCCCCAACGTTATCTAAAAATGCATCAGAGTCAGGATACCAAAATTTGTCTCTGTTATAAAATTTTTGATATTCTCCGCTAGCCCCAAGGTTATTTTGAGCCTCTGGTGTTGCAGCAGTACCAAACTTAATGTAATCTACTGTATCATCAGAATCTAATGCTAAAAGGTTAAGAGCAAGAATTGGTCCTCTTTCCAATGCAGCTAAACAGCTTCTATGGAAGTAAGAATCCTTTCTTTCTAAAGTTCTATCAATGTCACCAAAGACCTGCTTAAAGAATGCAGTGTCTGGAACATAAACAGGAGTATTGAAAGGTCCTTTTTTAGAAAAACCAACAATCAATCTTGTCTGGTTGGCAGGAATGCTAACAACTTGACTCTTGTCAAACTCAAAGCGGTAGGTACCTGCGGCTTTAAGAGAAGCGATTTTCGGATCTAGTGCCATCTTATATTATTTTTTTTATTTGCTTTTTTTATATATCCACTATCATACTACTTTTTATACAAGATCGTATATGTCATAATTGAGATTTCCTCCTTTAGAA